ATGATTCTCCATAAATACGAAACCTTTGATAAAACTTTAACGACGCACATCTTTAGACATACCTTTATCACTCGAGCGGTCGAGAACCACATCGATGCAAAACTAATAGCGGAGCAAGTCGGACATTCTGGAACGGAGCTTATTGATCGTGCTTACTCTCACTTTAGTGACAAGATGACGAAGGATCTAGAACAAGCAATTTCAAAGATGAGCTTCTAATTCCCACTCTCAACCCATTATGGAGCTAAAATAGAAATTAGATTGACACCTGTCAACATCTTGTATTGCTATTACACCAATAAAAATGGGCTGTGAGGGGTTCGAACCCACGACCCGCTGATTAAGAGTCAGCTGGTATGCCACAGTCTCTAACGTAGCATAACGTAGAGTATCGAACGCTAATGCGACGGTATTTTTTGCATCTATTCACAAAATTTCAGTAACGGTGAGCAACTAAAATACTCCCAATTTTGCTCCACGACCTCCTTTTTCTGGAGGTTTTTATTTATTTACAAACCGAACACATGTTCTTATAATATGTCTAAGGAGTTGATCATATGTATGCACAAATCGCTTATCATAGACCAGAGACATTAGCCTTTGAAAAATATTATTACGAACTTAGTACCTATCCAATACCACTAGAATATATCAAGGAACGATTTGCTGAGACAATGGAACGGACTAAACGCCCTGCCTTTCTTTTACCTGCTAAGTATAGCAAAAATAATAAAGACAATTGGTTTGTCTTTAAACTACATTTAAAAACAGAAGGACATACGAAGTATCACGTCTACTACTTCGACAGAGTTGTAACTGATGGAATTCCCCAGTG